GCCTCTTTCGATCATTTTAAAAGCTGATCGGTGGTGAGTGATGTCAAGATCCAAATTCACTTCATAATGAAGTCCTTTTGCATCTTCTGTGAGCTTTAAAGTTCCAGATCTCTTTGATCCTAAAACTAGATCAGTAGAGTGGTTGAATAAAGCTTTTATATCATCTCTTGAGGTTTGAGTGCCTCTTTCTTGTAGTGTTTTTGTGAATGCACCTTTTTTAATCTGCTCAACAAAACCTCCACCAAGCACTTGAGAAGACCTATCAAAGATCGAAGCATATCCACTGATAACAGCTTTTGAGCCATCTAATGCTCTTGCTTCAAATTCATTGACTATATATCTCACATCGTGAGTTGGTGTTGGTCTGACTTGTTTAGGTTCTGAACTGAAGATTTTTTCGTTTATCTTTTCCAATGTTCTTTCTCCATTATTGTCTAATTTGTTAATTTCTTTATCTGCCCAAGCAATAGTTCGATCAGCACCTTTGAGCATTGCACCAACAGAAATCTCTGCTGATCCAGATCCCCAAAGCCAGTGAGCGACAACCCCTGCTGAGATTTCACCATCTTTGACTTGTTCAGATTGAAGATCACCTCGGTGTCGTTTTATCCACGCCGAGAGTTTTCTTAATTTATCCTCAGTGATTGATCCTCTTGCCATAAGTCTTGCACTGCTTATAGTCGCATCAACAAGTCCATCTCCAGCAAGATCTAAATTATCTAAACCTCTTTGAGCATTAGCTTGAACATAATCTGGCACATTAATGTGATCAGATCGTTCCTCAGCTCTATTCAGCATTTTTTCATCATATTCTTGATGTGTCTTGCAAGGCATAAACAAAGTCTCATCATCAAGTTCCATTTCGTGGAAAGATGATTCATCAATATAACAACCGATGAGTTTTGCTTTGTCTAGTGCTTCTGATTTAGATCCAAATTGATCTTGCTCTGGATATGGCATTAAATTCCTTTAATAGTTTCAAGGCATCACGATGAATTGCCTTTTTATAATGTTCATCAGTCCACTGACTAACTCCCTCAATAGCGTTAACTTTTTTAGGATCAAAGACTGATTTGTGTTGACTCTCAAATGTTGTTTAGTGAAATCTCTTTTTGTATTATTCCAAGCAATTTCCAATTCAGCTGGAGTCCATACTTCTAATTTTTCAGTGATTCCAATAGTTGGTGTCCAAAGAGAGACATCTTGAGCATTCATTCCACTTGCATAAGCAGTCGGATAAATAAATATCTCAAATTCAATTAAACATTTAGGAGCAAGGCGATCCTTTGCATAATCTCTAACTTTTTGATTATGTGGATCAACAACATATCTTTGATAATCTTTGTATATGTCATAGTCTTGGTTCTTAATGTTTCGACTTCCCTTAACTTCTACAAGCTTATTAATAAGCTGTATTGAACCATTTTTATTTCGTTTCCAATAGAGAACCGAATAATCTGGTTTATAGAATTTAGGGTCGTGATTAAAAGCAACAGCGTTTGGAATGTGAAACTCAAATGGATCTAGTCCGAATCTTTGATATGATCCGACCTTTCCAATAAAGTCTTCCCAGTTCCAACCCTTTTCAAATCGCTTTAAATTATTGAGAGACATATCAAACTCAAAGCATTCCTCACCGAAATTTCTTGAGCCAATATTTTTCTTGAATCTCTTATGATCTTCACCAAAGATTCCAAGCATCTCTCTTGTCTTATTATCATCGTTTTCGATGTCGGAGGGATCAGAGATCCTCCATTGATGTCTTAATGACATTGTGTAGTCCTATCCGAGTTAGCAAATTTATTCGGATTGGTCTTCTGTGTCTTCCACTGCAACTTGATTCAAGTTTTGCAGATACGAATCTCCAATTTCAGAATCAACTGGTGAAAGATCTTCTTTAGCTCGAATTTCATTAACAGATAAAAACCCAGCATTTCTGCCAAGATTATATGCTTCATATCGAGCTTTTATGTTTGCACGAAGCAACCCAGAGACATCTATTCTTGCGAATTGATTTCTTGGGAGCAACATTGTCAGTGCAGTCTCAACTCGGTTGATATAGGGGAGAAGAGTCAGTTCATAAAAGACTCTGTTCTGCTCCTCGATACTTGATCCGAGCTTTGTTGTCTCTGACAGATCGCCGATCATATACGCTGGGACTCTAAAGAGTCCACAGATCTCAGATTTAGTATATTTCCTAGATTGTAGGAACTGCATCTGTTCGTGATCGAGAGCAAGTGGTTTCCAAGTGCTTCCCTCTGTCAAAATTCCAATGTTGTGAGCTTTGTTTGATCCTTGATGTTTTCTATTAAAGGATTGTTTGAAAATTCTTAATTGCTCTTCAGTAGGAGTTGAGTTCATCTCTATAACACCAGATAGAACAGCTCCATTCTTAAAAAATGTCCCAGCAAACTCATCTTGAGCTAATGCTGATCCAATTGCTTCTGATCCAGCTTCAATTGGGGACAATCCATAGTCTGATCCTTGTTCAAAGTTCTTTATGTGAACGATCTCGCCAGATGGATTTAAAACTGTGTATCTTGTGAACTTTTCTTTCCATTGTATGTGTAGATCGCTTTCCATTTTTCTCTCAATCATCACATCATCTGGATGCAAGTTATAAAGAGAACTAGGGAATCCATTGCGATCTCTTGAGGTGATTAACCAATAAGAGTTTCCATAAAGGCATAATGAATTGATTGTTCTATGCAACCAAGTGAAGAGATCAGTCTCAGCATTTGGCATTCCATTAACATTATCCAGAAATATTGGTGGGGTAGTCGGTTCACGATATTCTTGTGTTTTTCTATATGTTTTCACTGGCATTGTGGCAATAGAGTCACTGATCAGCGATACACACGAATAAACTGTTGAACTCTGTATGGCAGATGATGGATCAACTGCTTTTCCAGAGCTTGTCTTTGTTTTGTCTTCTAGTCCCAGATTAAACATTGAAGCATCAATGTCTCTGGTTTCGATATTTGGTTTAAAAAATTCTAATAATCTCATTTATATTCTCTCAAAATCAAACAGCAGAGCGATTGCAATGAAGCCCAGTCCAACAACAAGAAGTCCAAGTTGTGTTGATACTAGAAATGCAGAGACAGACACACTTATGAATCCCACGCTGAAAACGATTAAATTATTTAACATCTCTAATCCTCTTAAAAAGTTATAAATTCTGGAGCTTTTGACTCTGGTTCTGGATCTTCTCTTCGTAGATCAGACCAACGATCAAAAACCATAATTGAAGCAATTGCCAAGTCAATCTTTCTTGCAGATGACTTGTTTATCTTTGTGACCAATGTGCCTTGAGGAGTTTCCTTAGGGACACAGTTAATCAAGTGTTGAAAAAGGTCAAAATCTCCATCGTGTGAAAGATCTTTCTCTAATACAGCTGTATAAAATCGAGATGTAGCTTCTGCCATTCTCTTTCGATAGTTTCCCTCAAAATAAAGATCATATCCTCGCCATACTGATCTTCTAGCTCTGCAACTCGGAATGAAAACCCATCGGATCCACTACGAATTCTTGACCTCATAATCTTTAAAAATCTTATGAATTTTTGCAATAACTTCATCTCTAGGAATTTTCCAAAGCTTGTTCTCTGTGACTGGTCGTTCCCAGTGTCCGAGAACTTCCAAATGAGGTCTTTCTTCTTCAAAGGATAGTCCGACCAAAGCTGTGGAGTCTCTTGAGTATGATCCATCAAAACCCAATATAATTTTTGATCCAAGTTCCAGTTTTTTTTCTTCATAACATTCCTCCCATACACCAGCTGGAAGCCATCTCTCAGCTGTTGATGTCCATTGGTTTAGAAAATATCTTCTGAACTCATTTTCTGGTATTTGTTGAAAAGCCCTTTCAAGCTGTTCAGCATCAACCCAGTCGCCAAGAGCTGGATTGCTCTGTTCCAAAGCTTCTTTTCGTTGCTTAGGATCGGCAATGTCCAAGTCTTGATCTGCTTCATAAATCTTATAATAAAAACCATTATCCTCGATCTGTCCCTCTTCAATACTCTTTGCATATTTATATAATCTATAAGCCAAGGAGTTCTCAACCCCAGCTGTTGTTATGTTGATCCCTATAGTGTTTGATCTCTTTCTCAAACCATTCTGGATCACTAAGTGAGCTTTTTCTTTGTTGCCAGTCATTTCGTGAATCTCATCAAAGATTCCAAAGGGAGCTGGTCTTAAACCATCGTTGCCACCACCAACACAAGGAACTCTTAAGATATAAGCGTTCGGATTGTCCTTAACTATGATCTTTCGCTCTTGTAGATCAACAAAGTGTCTTAATTCACCATTTGAGATCATTGCTTTAGCACTTCCAAAGACAAGATCAGCTTGATCATAACTTGAAGCAACTACTGGAATGATAGGAGCTGAGTTCCCAGACCCAAGAAGACCATAAACAGCTAATGCTCCAGCAAGTTCAGTCTTTCCATTTCCTTTAGGGAGTGAAATATAAGCTGTATGATGTTTAAACGATCCATCTTCTCTTAATTCAAAGAGTTCTCTGATCAGTTCTTTCTGCCATTCTCTTAAAATGAATGGTTTTCCTAAATAATCACCAGAAGAGTGAACACAATACTTTTCTATAAATTTAATGACTCGATTGCCTTGAGTTTTCATTCCTCTTCGAGTTCAGCATTAAGATCAGAAAGACTTTTCTTAGCTTGTCCAATGGAGATCCCTAATGAGACTCTTGCTTTTGGATTCATACCGATGCGATCTTCTAATTGTCTGATCTCTGCATCTAATTTCAGCATTGCACTGTATAAAGGATTTAAAACGACCTGTCCTTGTGATCCAACAACCAGTCTTTCCTTTTTAGCTTGTTTATAAACTCTCTCTCGCTCATCAATAAGCGTTGCAAGTCGATAAACAGCTGATTGATCTGATTTAGTATCAACAGCACTAGCGAGATCACTGTTCCAGAAGTCTTCCCACCACAATTTCGTGATTTTTAAATATCTTCCTTTTAATTTCGGGATTTCTCGCTTTTTATAAGCACTAATATCCACCACAGTCGGGCGAATCCTATGTTCTCTTTGATCTATTGGTTTAGCTTTACTCATAAAAATAAAAAACCTTTCTTGAAAGTCTCGAGACTATACAAGTCGGAAGATGATGGGCATCGGGATATCGGCGTGTCCTATATACCTGCATTTTTGACCTACCCCCCATAAATACTGCAATCTCTGTGTCTGTTTGTGTCAGTTTTTGCTAAGTTCCCAGCAGTTTCTTAAGCATATAAGGTCATTTCTACCTACTAATTTGGTTCAGATTGTTGCTTGTTTAGAACTGTTGCAACTACGACAATAGACAATAAGATCTTGATATTGATCTCCTCCTTTTGAGGTAGGCATTGGATGATCAGCTGTTAGATCAGTTGCAAAGTGTGGTCTTCTCCTATAACCAGAGCAGATATATCCATTCAATGCGATGTGTCTGTTGACTGCATCCTTTCGATATTTCCTTTGCCGATAAGTTATCGACCTAGGTTTTCTCTTCTTTATAATATTTCTGTGGATCTCACATCTTCTTTGTTGCGAAACTTTTCCACAGTCTAAGCAAAAGAACTTTGGCATTATGGTGAGAGTCTGCGTTGTATCTCAATACTCTTTCTCTATGGCACTAAGTTGCCAGTTGAGGTTATATAAATCCTTTTCATACTGATACTGGTCAACAAGATCTTGGTTGTTATGTTTGTGAGGTTCAACTTCAATCTGTTGATCTATGCTCTGGATCTTATCCAGTTCACTATCAAGCATCTCAATCATTATTCTGTTGATCTCCATCTGTTCATTAAAGTCTTGCAATACTATTGCGAACATTGTGATGATTACTAACAGCGAGATAATATATCCCATTAATGCTTTAATCAAACCAGACTTCTTCCATTATTGGATTAGCCATTAAGAACATAGGGGAGTTCTTGCTTTCTAATTGACTGATCACATCTAAGAACAAGAATTCTTTTGCCTTTGATGGTTTCATATCTTCTTGTCCTACCAATTGGATAATGCACTGAGCGAAGTCATAGACAGCGACAGACTTTGATCCATTAGTTCCTGCACCTAAATAAGCTGGAGTGAACTCTGGCAAGATAACTGCTTCAGCATTCAATTCAGCTAAATAACTATAAGAGGGATGTTCAGTAGCTTTTATCATAAGAGTTTTCCAGAAGACAGTTATTGGATGATTAATACAAGAATAACACGCTGATGGAGACCAATTGAAAATTTGCCTGTTTTTATTGATTTTTTTGCTTCTCAGCAGTGTGACCATATCTGACTGCTTCAGCAGTCGCATAGAACTTATCTTCTCTTATCTTGATCTTATCTTGTCTTATCTTATCTTATGTCAGATATTCCTTGGAATTCCAGCGACATTCCATGGAATAGGTATGGAAATTCCTTGGAAATTCCTTGGAACTTCCTTGGAAATTCCTTGGAAAGATATGTCAGAGGTCTCTGTTATATTATTTATATGGGATCAGCACTGCCTTATGATGATAAACACGACAATGAAAAGCGATTAATTTACTGCGATAGTTGTGGCAAACGCTTCCTTTTATATCCAGATAAGATCCCCACTTGCAATGATTGTTTGCAAAAACCATCAGAAAGAAGACAAAGATCACGCAATCAGACACCGATCGCTTTTTTGTTTGATGAATAAAGATCAATAGATCTGTCCATCGAATTAAGAGTGGTTCAAAATCACGAAAGACAGATCTTGTGGGGCGTATAGGATTTGAACCTATGACTTCAACCTTGTCGAGGTTGCACTCTGCCAGACTGAGTTAACGCCCCCAGTCACATCAGTCTAATTTAGTCTCGTTCTTTATTCAATAGCTCAGAGAATTTGTCTGCCATCTCTCTGTCTTTGCCCTCTAATAAATGAATATAATATTCAGAAGTCGTTCTTGGATCAGTGTGTCTTGCTCTTTCTTGGATCTCTTTTATTGAAAATCCTTGATAAGACAAAAGACTCAAGTGAGTATGTCTCATATAGTGAGCAGAGGGGAGCATTTCTGAATGTGGAATCCCAGCAATCTTTTGAACTCTCTTGAACATCTGTGTCCAATAATTTGGATCAATTAAGCCACCCCATTTGTATTGCAACAAATATTCGTTCTTGAGCGTTCCATTCATCTGATGATACATTTCCAAGGTATCTAATACCTCTTCGACCTCATCACCATAGCTCAC